CAGTTACGGAAGTAATCTTCCTTAACAAACCTTTAGATAATATTGCCATTGCTTCGGATTTCTCCTTAGCACTTTTTTGGCTTAAAACCTGTTCCAATTTTGTTTTAAACTGGTCTGCAATATTGACCACAAAATCAAAATAATCCTTGTTTCCAGTAATTGAACACAATTTCTGGAAAGAAGGAAAAAGCTCTTTGGACTTACTTAACAAGTAAGCTTCCAAAGGAGCTGAATCACACTTAGGGACCGAATTCGGTCCATTAGCAATGATGCTTAGAGGTGGTAAAACTTCATACGAGTATGGAATTTTTCCCAACAGAGTGTTCCAATAGACGGATTTAACCCCATCTACTGTTTCCTCTTCCAATTTGCAGTCTCCAAGCTTCCTGTCAAGGAAGTCTTTGAAACCTGTTAGAAAATCAGAATCGACTTTACCCTTGTACGTAATCGTACTAGTGTCAATTTTCGTATAATCTTCAACCGTTCTTTGCATCGCAAAGAGGGATCTGATTATCTGATCGCCCACAATCCGGTAAGGACCATTGTCTCTTACTTGATGAAATAATGGTCTAACGCTACTAAGAGCGTTAGGCCATCTGTCTATTTTACCTGTACTAACCCTTTCAGGATGTACGATATCATTAGACTTTTCTAATAAGCCTATACAGTATTGCTGTATATTCTTATAATGCTTGGTACCGAATTCGAGACCAAGATCTACAATGAAATTATTATGAACCGTCGTGAACTGAGCAATTGCTTCCACGGCGTCAAATTTTAGAACCAATTCAGGAGAGTCAACGGACGAAATCCGTTCTCTAATAATTATGGCCAAAATGTCACTGTTTCCTTTAATATGTCCATTTACGGACTTCTTAGAGGTTACCTTATCAATCTTTCGATTGAGATACTTCTTTTGTGCATTAGGCTTTCGCTTTGATGCATCTTTCTGATACCGGATATTTCCAGTATCTAAACCAGGCTTGGTCGCCTCCGTAGAGACTTCCTTTACGCCACTATTCAAGACTTCCGATTTTTTCGAGACGTCCACCATTTTATTGGCTTCAGCAAGTTTCATCTTCAGCTCATTAATTTCTGCAAGATTTCTTGCAAGAAGTTTTGAGCCGAATAGCGTTTGA